GCAGCGCGTGTGGTTTTCAGCTCGAAGGTGCGCAGTGGGGTGACGCTGGCACGCAATTCCCGTGCTGCGATGCGCAGCGCCAGTGGTGCGGTTGGAATTTCCGGATAGTCAATCCTCTGGTGAATGACACCATAGGCCTGTATCAGCGCCAGATCCTGCACCGGCGGCGTCGTGATGTCGGTTTTCTGGTCGGGGTCAAAATACGTGACCGACACGCTATTGACCGCATTGTCGAACACCGAGGGATGTTCCCTCCATTCCAGGATGGCATCGTCGGTGAGGATCGGCAGCGCCTCCAGCGTATAGATGCCGTTAGCAATGTCCAGGTGCAGCTTACCGTCCGTGCGATCGCGCGACACGCTACAGCCGCCGAGCCGTTGAATGCGGGTGCTAAAGGCATCGGCTGATTCGGCAGCCGGATCAAAGCAGGTACAGATGCCAAATCCCTGGCTGTGGTACCAATCGGCACCTGCGCGGAAGCTAGCAGCGTCGATCCCATCCAGCGGCTCACGGCCCATCTCAGCGTTAGTATTGGCATAGTAGAGAACGTGCGCGACATTCATCGCCAACACGCCCGTGAAGATGGCTGAGCGGATCAGGCCCACCATAGTAGTCGCATCACCGCCCAGCACCACCGCCGACGTCGTCCCAGGGACGTTGTGGACCATATCGGTATACGTCGTGTTGGCCAGATCGATATTGATGCCGTAGCACCGCAGGTGTGCCACCTGATCCACATCCGCACGCGCGGCCTGGGCGAGGGTGGCTGAAGGCGGGTCCGGCTCGCCATCGGTCATGAAAAATGCCACGCGGACCGCATTAGATGGCGCCGCGGCGTAAAAGCTGGGCATGTCCATCGTACCGGCGGGAAAGTACGTGCCATAAAGCGCCTGGCGTGCGGCCACCCATGATTTCAGCTCAGCAATGCCCTGTGCAGTGCAGTTGCGCCGTAGGAGTGTCTGGCGATGATCCGGGGCGTCACCGAACCCAGCCAGCATGATGTCCACTGCGGTGCCGCTGGCGATGGACTGCCCCAGCTGATCAAGCGCCGCGTTGAGCGCGGTTTTCATGTTGTCCAGCCGCGACCGGCCATTGCCGCCGACATAGTGCATGGAGCCGGACAAGTCGATGGCAAAATACACCGCCACACTGGGGGCTATCTGCATCCCGATCGCAGCTTTTTCTGGATAACAGCAGGCATCATGATCCCAGCCTTTAAGGATTCTGCGAATCTTGTAGCTGGCCGGCTGTGGATACGGATTCATCGCCCCGTACTTGCCGCCCTTCCACACCACAGTGGCAATACCGCGCCACGCGGGCACCTGGGGGCCGAGCGTGGCAAGCAGATAACTGTGAGGCATCTGGTCGGCCTTGCCGAACAGCACATCCATGTCACCGACGATCCCGCCTTGATCTTTCTCGCCACCGAACAGGTGGGGCGCATCCACGTGGACCGTGCCGGTATCCGTGAGTTCCCCCGACCAGGCAGTACGATCCCCACCACGAAATTCTAGGAAAGCATCCAACGGGCCAACACCAAGCCCGTGATGGAACATGGGCAAATACCAGTAGCCGATGGTGGCCTTTTTCGACTTACCGCCCATCGTCGCGCCCCTGCTCGCACTGCTGCGCCCACGCCACCAGTGCGTTCGCCAGCGCATCCTTGGTCGCAGACAACGCCTCGGCAGCAATGCCGTTGCGTACAAAGTCACTCCAATCCAAGCCGTGATCCATGAAGAACTGGCGCGCCCCACCGCGGCAAAAACCAGCACGGCGGCTGAAATGAGGGATGGTGAACAAATGCTTGGTGGTGACGGTGAGTCCGGTCATTTCTTACCGCCCTTTGTTTTGATTGGAATCGTCCCCTGCATCTTCCAGGCCAGAATGAATTCATCACCGACCCAGACGGTGCCAAAGTGATGTTTCACCGCTTGACCGTCTTGAACGGTGGGCACCTGCGCCTGCTGTGGTTTGACCGGCTCCGGTTTCGGGCGCAACGCCGCCGACACGTAGGCCGCCACAACCGCAATCGCCAGTTGCCACACCCACCAGTAGACGGCCTGTGCGGGCGCGCCGTGCGGTGCAGGCAGCGCCGCGGCCACGCACACGCGCACCAGCTGCACAATGAGCACCAGCACGCCCAGGCCCAGCGCCCAGTGCTGGGCGCAGACGCCCGATGGCGTGTCATACCACCAGTAGCGCAGCCGCCACACCCAGAGGTGATACCAGCGGCGCAGGCGTGCAATCAGCCCCATGACATAGATACTCCCTCAGGCGTGTGGAGCGGACGATAGACCGCACCACCAAAGTGAATGGTGTTGCCACGCGCTGCACAGGCGTCCCAGGTGCGCGGGCACGTTGGGAGCACCGTGATCTCATCATTCACCACAGGGTTGGGGCCGCCAGCACTCAGGGTCAACGTGGCGCTGCCCAGGGTGTGTGAGGCGACGCTGCGGCGGATCAGCAGACCATTGGCGTCCGTATAGGTCAGGGTGCCGCCCTCCAGGGAATACGCCGCGCTGGCAAATTGGGTTGCAGTGAGTTGCAAGCCAGCAACAGCAGAGAGCGTGCCGCTCACTCCACTGCCGGAGAGCAACACAGTGATGCTGCTGCCCTCCTCCAAGCCGGTGACATCACTGAGTACCAACGCTGAGCGTGTGGTGTAGGTAACCGACCAGGCGGTTCCACTGTGTCCATCGTGCAGGCCGCTGGCGTCGTCCCAACTAAAGCCGGAGGAGGAACCACCAGCGGCCTGTGATACCCAGTCATAGGCGTGATAGGCCTGCATGATGGTGGCCGCGCCTTGCCGCGCTTGGGCCACGCTCCAGTGGCACACGGTGGCGGCGGTGATCCCGTCGGTCACGGTGAGTACCACCACGGTGCCAAAGCGCGCCGCCACGGTGCCGCGGTGTGCAACGCCATCGGCAGCGGTCCAGTGCAGCACGGTCCCCACGTCAATGTCGGTGACGTTGTTGAGCCTGACATGGAATTTAATCACAGAAGCGACGGTTCCAGAGTGCGGCACCTGCGCCTCATACGTCCACGCGGCGACTTGACCGACCAGCGACGCCAGGTGAGCAGCCATGTCAGGGACCAGGACGTGTGCGCCCTGCGGCGGATCGGTGGGGAGTTGTTCGATTCTGGCAACGCGACCCGTGACGCGATGCTCACCAGGGCTGAGGTTGCAGCCACGCAATCCGGTGGAATAGACAGTCTTCCAGCAGTTGCTCTGAAACTTTGCGCCCTGATTGTGTGCCAAGGCAATGCTGCTGTGGGGTGCGCAGGTGAGTTCCATTTCAGTATCACTGAATCTAGGCTGGATCACCCGACCCATCCACTCCACCTGCGGTGGATCGGTGTCGCCAACATGCATCACCATGCAGACGACACGGATGACATCCACCGGATGATACGGGCGCCACTGATTCCCTAATTCCTGGGTCACTGGAAGCGGATCGGCAGCAGGGTTCAGCAGGTACGGGAAGGTGATGGTGATCTGATCTTTCTCGCGCTCGGTGGTGTGTTGGATGTCGCTACGGTCTATGCGTGCTGCCAGGTAGGTGAAACCGCCGCTGACGATGTCGCGGTCGCTGTTGGCAAAGCGCCAAGTCAGGTGCTGGCGGGTGAAGACGAACAGGCGCACTGGACGCCCGGTGAAGCGACCCAACTCAAAGGCACTAAAGCGCATGATGCAGCTCCTTCCAAACGATCTGGCACTGCGCCGCCTCCGGACCGAAATAGCGCAATACAGCGGTGTCTGCGTCCTGTACGCTGAAGGTGATAAAGCTGATCATCTTCACTTGGGTGAGGGTGAATGCGGCGGGCAGCCTGCTGTCCAGGGTCAGACGCTCTATTTGGCTCCCACGTGATGTGACGGCGGTGATCCGGCGATACCACACCGCACCGCTGTACAGCGCGATACGGATATCGCGGCGGTTGGCCTGGAGTGCGCCGCTCGGGGTGGATAGCAACGGGCCGAGGATGTCGATCGTGCGTTGTCCGGCACGCACATCGGCGGCCAATGGGAGATCGTGGATCCAGCTAGGCACCCACACCGGCGCCCAGCGTCCGGCCAGGGCAAACAGGATGCTGCGGAACGTGAGGATGGCGGCGGCATCATCCGGTGCGTACTGCATGGTGGTAGTGCCGAGCGCCACGCCAGCGGTGTCGGTCATCCAGGGGGTGGAGATGGTGTCGTCCTGCACGTGGGTGTGCCGATGTGGCACCCACACCGGATCAGACGTCCAGACAGGAGGCAAGGTATCGAACACAGGGTAGCCGCGGTAGGTGGCACCAGGGATCACTGCACTGCTGTCTAAGGGGTCTTCCAGACGGAACTGTAAGGACACCAGGGCCGAATCATCGGCGGTGAAGCGACCCACCTGGGGAGGCTCGGATAACCGACCCAGCCGCACGGGATACAGCCTGGTGCCCACGCCCCAGGAGAAGGACAGCTCTGTTGCCAGGGTGAGCGTGTGTTCACCCAGGGCCGTGATGCGATGCACCTCATAGTGGCGAGGATCGGGGCCGATGATCAGCACATGACCGTCCTGGGTGAAGCGAGCGCCCTGCACCGCGACAACCAACGTTGTCGCGCCCGCCGCCGCCGTCACGGCCAAGGCGCGTGCATCTATCGCAATCGGCACCCACCATCGTGCGGCGCTATGGGCACGCAATAGCACGTCCATCCAGCGGCGGGAGGCACCTGATTCCAGTGCCGAGAAGCGCAGTGTGGCCCGTGGTGACTGTCGCAGACGGCGGTGCTGCGTGCCGCCGGTCGGTGCCTGGAGCACGTCGGTGAGCCAGTCGAATGTTTCGGTGTACTCCCCCCCAGGGGCAAAGGTCCAGGCGACAGGATCAGCCATTGATGGCCCCCCGGTTGCGCCGCACGTGGGAGACGATCACTTTTTCACCTGCCGTCCCGGCCAGGGCATTAGCCAGTTCGTCCTCACCGAACACAATAATGTTGTGGAGGGAGCCAGGCGCGCCCTGCCCTGCGTTGAGGCGTGTTTGCAGGGCGGCTTCCTGCTGTTTGGTACGCACGATCTCACCGCGCTTCAAGATGGCTGGGATCTCGTCATGGTGCAGACCGGCCACACCGCCGCTGTGGTAGCGCGGTGCAGTACCAAACAGCAGTGGATTAATGTTGTTACGGTGCAGGCGTAACGCACCGGCCATGCCGCCGCTGTGGGCTAAAGCGACCTTTGCACCGAGCAATGCGCCGATACTGGCACCACCACCAAGGGAGGCCATGATGTTGCTGATGGCCTTGAGTGCCAGCTGCCGCGCCATCATCTGCGCAACGCCCTGCAGGAAGCTGCGCACCATGTCGGTAAAGGCGTCTTTAAAGGACTTGGCACCCTCAATCAGGTCGTTGAAGAAGCCGCCCAGCGCGCCGCTGCTGATGTCTTCCAGGTGGCTGCGCCAGACCTGTTGGCGGGCAGTAACTTCGGCGATGGCCTGGTCAATCTGTGCCAAGCCCTGCACGGCATCAGTGACGTCCTTGCCGTCGGCCTTCATGCTGTCCAGATACTGCTGTTGCTCCGTGCGCAGGGCGCGCAGCGTTTCAAGGGCACGGGCGCGCAGGGTGTTGAGCTGGCGCTCCCCTTCTGCCATGCCCAGCATGCCGGCATTGACCTGGGCGCTGATGGAGCTTTCATGGGTGGCCAGGTTGCTGGTAATACCCGAAAGCCGGTGACCGAAGCTGTCGGCGATCTTTTGATTCAGCTCTTGCAGCGCTTTAAAGCGCTGCCTGGCCATGTCAATGGCGACCTGGGCGCGGTCACGTTCCAAGAGGGTGATTTTTGCTTCAATCTGTAGGCGCTTGCCCGATTCTGTGGCCAGGGCTAATTCGGCACGGGCTTGCTGGATCTGCAGGTCGATCAGCCGTTGCTGCAAGGTGATCCGTTTTTCATAGTAGGCGGTGATCGCAGCGGCGCTCTTGTCGGCGTCTTTGATGTCTGAAAACTGCTGGTCGAGCGCGGTTATGGCGCGCTTGACTTCATCTTGCACCAGCGATGCCGCCGCAGCGATGGCGGCAAGCTGGTCCCTGGTATCGTTTTTATGGGCGGTGTTGCCCCCCTCTCCAGCAAGCAGGCGCCTGACCTTGTCCAATAGTCCTTGGGTGGCGGTACTGGCACGGTTGGCCGACTGCTCCACGCCCTTGGTATCGTTTTCTATGCTGCTAAAAAGTGCGGACACGCCATTGAGAATGTCGCGCGCAGATTCAAAGACGCCCTGTTTTGCCGCAGCGAAGCCTCCGACGATGCCATTTTTCATGTCAGCAAGGTCGGCTTGACTTTGTTTGGCACGCTGCGCTGCACCGCTCAGATACGCATTGAAAACATCCAGGGGGTTGCGGCCGGACACGAGTCCTTTGACCGCATCCCCCAGCAGACGGAAGGACCCCACCAGGGACTGGGTGATGAACTTACCGACGTTGAACGCGGTGGTCCCCAGGAAGGCCAGGACATTGACCATGCCTTCAATGACATTTTTAACGATGATGCCGGCGGCAACGACGACCTTGAACGCCGCGGCCAGTGCCCTGCCCCCTGTGGCGGCGCTGTGGGCTGCTTCCCCTGAGTCATTCAGTGTTTTAACGACGCTGGTCAGCACGGGAAGCAGCTGCTGGGCGGCGATGTTGAACATGCCGGTCGCCTGGGACTTCAGTAGTCCCAGCTGGTCGCTGAAGTGGCTGGCGGCCTGGGCGGCTTGCGTACTCATGACATTGCCGGTGGCTTCGGCCTGGTCGCCAAATTCTTTGAGACCGTCCTTGCCCAGGTTCAGGACGGGGATCAGTCCTGGTCCCATGCGGTTGCCGAATAGCTTGGCGGCCAAGGCGGCTTTTTCGGCGCCATCGGGAAGCTGTGCAAAAATATCGGCCAGCTCGCCGAACACGTGGCTGACGTCGCGGGTGTTGCCAGCGGCATCTTTCAGGGAGATGCCCAGTTTGTGGATGATGCTGTCGCCGCTGATGATGTCCTTGTTGAGCCTGCCGATCCCTTTGGCAAGGGTTTCCACGTCAACGGAGCTGGATTTGGCCGCATAGGCCAGTTTGCTGATGTTCTCGGCGCTCACGCCGGACATTTGCACAAACTTGTCCATGCGATCCATCTGGCCCAGGGCAGTGAACACGCCGCGGATCGCTGCGGTGATGGTCTGCACGCCGACGTAGGCACCGGCAAGGTTGCCCAGGGCCTGCCGTACCGAATCAATGCCCCTGGTCCAGCTGGCGGTCTGCGGCGCTGCGCTGGAGGCGGCGACTTTGACTTTAGCAAGTTCGCCGCGCAGCAGGCCCAGACCCTGCTTGATGTCGGCCAAATCTGCCGAGATGCGTACCCGCAAGGTGGCGCCACGGCTGCTGGCCATTTAGAGATCCTTCTCCATCGCTGCAATGTAGCGTTCAAAGTCGCTCTGAGCGTATTGCGCCGCACGTAGGGTGATGGCGGCATCGCGCTGCCGACGTGCGGCGGCGCGCCCTGCGGCCTGGCTGAAGGCCCGTAGCTGTGCCAGGGTGTAGCCTTTGATCTGGGTCATTGAGTGGCCGTGCTCAATGAGGTGTTGGACGGTATCGGCCCAGTCCCAGCGGCCAACGGGACGGGCGTGACCGGTTGGGCTGTGAGCCGGTGGGTAAAAAAATCACGGTTCACCGCAAAGATCGCTTGAACCAGGGCGATGAATTCTGCCGGATCCCCTGCCTGGATCCATTCGATCGGCTTATCCGTCAGCAACGCCGCAGCGGCAATGGCCGCGTCACCATGCTCGGCAATGAGGGTAAGCAAGGCATCAAGCAGTGCGGCGTCGGCCTGTGGCAAGGTGTCCAGTGGAATGTCGAGCAAGGCATCAAGCAGCGGACGGGTGAGCCGGACGAACTGTGGCAGTTGACCAATGGTGAGTGGTCGGATGTGCAGCGACTCACCACGAAACGGCACCAGATGCGGCGGTGGGTCCAGGATGTCCAGTGTGTCGGGCGTCATCATTGCACCACCACCACTTGAAAGAATTTCGACAGGCCAGCTTCTTTGGTGGTATCGGCCAATAGCGAGCCGGAAACGTCACCGGCCCCGTAGTCCTCCCCCAGCAGCCCGAGGGTGGACAGGACGCCGCCGCTGATTTTGTGGGCAATGACACGCACCGGCTTGCCGCTGCGTGCTTCGTTCATGCCGGTGAACACCAGGGTGTATTGCTGTGCGGCATGCACGAATGCTTCGGTGACGGTGTGTCTGGCAAAGGTGTAATCCACCTGGATGTTCGGCGCCCCAGGCTCTGGGATGGGAATCGTGCTCCCTAAGGGGATCGTGAGGCCGCCGTGTTCCAGGAGGTAATCCTCGCCTGCGGTGTAGGGGGTACCGCCCCCATAGGGTTTGATTGCGGTGATGGTCGCGGCGATTTTCGCCAGCGGTGTCCAGCCTCCTACGTAGCCAACCACGGGTTCGGCGGCAACGGTGCCCAGATCCGTCACTGTGGAGGTACCACGCAGGAAGCGGGCGAAATTTTCGGCGCTGAAGTCGTGGAAGGTCAGGGTGAACTGTACGTCGTTGACGCGGTCAATGCGGTTGCGGATGCCTCCCCCTGGGTTGGTGAAATCCTGAAGTTGCAGGGTATTGACCTGCGGTGAGAATTCCAGTTTGGAACAGTTACCAATAGGGAGAAAAGGGGCGGCGGCGCCGTGTTCCTTGATGAGGACTTGGCCGCTGCCTACGTAGCTGTAGTCGGTGTGTGTCATGGCTGGTGCTCTGTTGATGATGGCGCTGAGGGATGGATAGGGATGTGGCTGGTATAGGTGATACAGACGCCGATCCAGCCAACGGTGTGCTGCTGGGGGATGAGTGGCTCAGCGACTTGGTACTGAGGGCAATGAAAGCCGACAGGAAAATGCGCCTGCTTGGCGTTCATGGCGGTTTCGATGTCGGTCGTGATGGCATCCAGCCGCGCTTGTGCATCACTGAAGCTGACGGGTACTTTGGCGATCACTTGGAAGGTGGTCAGGCGGTGGGTGTGGGCCAGGGCCGCAATGGTGGCGCGTTCCTGTCTGGTCCAGATCACGGTGATGCAGGCGTCTGTTGTTTCACCCAGCACAGGCGCTGGCTCCAGGGTGAAGGTGCGACCGACATCGGTGAGGTAGCCTGCGGCGGTAGTGATCTGTGTGAGCACGGCCTCAACGCTGGAGAGTAAGGTGGCGCGCGGGCTGTTCATGGGCGCACCGCCCACTTGCTGAGTGATGCGTCGCTGCTGTCCACGCGCTGTGCCAGGGTGTAGGTGGTCTGGGCCAGGGTGAGGGTGGCGTTGGGTTCTGGTTCGATCTGGTCACGGCGAAAGGTGATGAAGGTGCTGTATGCAGAGACCGGCATCAGGTCATCACCAAACTGGAGAACGCCTTGATCCAGCAGCACCTGCACCGGGGTGATGACGCCGCGGGGGGAGGTGTAGGTGCCATCAATGCTGCCCACAACATCGGCCCAGGCATCGAAAAATGCAGCGTCAAAGGCGTGTTTAAAGGTCGCTTCGCTCATGCCCGCCCTCGGTATATGGAGGTATCGATGGCTTTTTGCAGTTCGCGGTTGAAGTAAAACGGCATCATTCTGTCCCACTCTTTTTGGGCCAGGCCGAAGATGTTGTAGCGCGGGGTGTAGTGCACGTACGTGGTGAAAATAAACATGCTGCGTGCGGCGCTGCCGCTGCCGAAGGTGACGCGTTCGTAAATCCCAGGGCGCAATCGTCCACGCTGTTTTTTGACGACAAAGTAGCTGCCGCCGCCACCTCGCTGGCGTTGACGTTTCAGACGGCGCGCTTTGCGTTCGGGGGTTTCGTTGGAGATGTATCCTGCCTCCAGGCCAGCACGTAGCTGGGAGAGGATCTGCCGCACCTGGCCCACGTTGACGTTACCGTAGCGGTCCCGGGGCGCGCCATCGCCAGCCACGGCAAACATGTGGCGCGGCATGATCTGCATGGACATCAATAAGCGTTCCATCGCTTTCAGGCGACGCGTGCCCCCTTCGACCTGGGGCAGTAAGTAGGTGGCTGGGGGTGTCCCTTTGAAGGCTTCATCGCGCAGGAAAATCTCGGCCCACAGCGTTTGTTTGGTCGCTTTTTTGTAGAGGGCGGCATTGATGGTGAAGGGGGTGGGTCGATCAAAGATGCGCAAGGCGGTGCGTTTCCAGGTGTCGCGGATCTGGAAGGCGGTGGTGTTGCAGGCTTGCACGATGGCAAACGGTAGGTGCTGAGACTCCAGCGCGGTAAAGCGCCGGCCCAGCATGGCGTCCGCATCCACAGTGATCTTCAGCAGGTCAGTCATCGCGCCCCCTGATGGGCCGTGCGCACCTGGGCACGGCACGTGGTCTGGATGCCAAGGTATTGCCCGTAAAAGAACCCGCCCAGGCCGGTGCTGATCCACAGCAGTAATGCAACGATGAGGAGGCAGGAGGAAATGGGCATCACGAGGCCCTGCCTTCGCACAAGGCGCGTTCATCGGCACGGCGTAATACCAGGCCACGCACTTCGCGGCCTGCGGCGTGTTTCCAGCGGTCCAGTTCGGCACAGGCGCCGGGCCAGTCATTGGCTAAGGCTTTACGTTGTAGGGTGCTGCCGCAGACAACTTGGGGGCCAAGGTTGAAGGTGGCTGAGACAAGGGAGGCTTCGATGTGGGGCAGCATGGGGACGCTGATGCAGCGCCGCACGTAACCATTGGCTTCACGCAGGTCGGCTTGGAGCAGGGCATCGCACTCAGCCTCGGTGTAGGTTTTTCCGATAACCACATCGGCGCCCGTATGGCCGTAGCACACGGTCCACACGCCCACGATGTCTTTGTAGGGGTGATATTTTAAGCCTTCCCAATAGGCAACAAAGGGGGTGGCAATCGCTAACACCAGTGTGGTGCCTTTGAGGCCTTTGCCCACCAGAGATCCAAGGGTGCGCAGTCCAGAGGGCATGGTCATCGCCAACACCAGTGCGGTGCCTTTAAGGCCTTTGCCCATCAGCCTTCTCAGGGCGCGCAGTGATGGACGCCGGTCAGGCATGGTCAGCACCCGGTTGCTGTTTCACTTTGCGACGCTTCCAGTCCACACGCCACTTCCATAACAGGTAAACGACTTGCAACAGGATGTAGGTGCAAGTCATCCATTCGATCAGGGTGTCTCCGGTGAGCACGGCGGCGCTCACGGGGGGGGCCGATTTCACCATGGCGGCACCAACGGCACTGGCGATTTTGTGATCTGTACGTTCATTGCTGAACATGGCTGTGGCCTCTTGTCATGTGCTCAAAAAGGCCCGTGCTGCTGGGGCAGCAGGGCTGGGAGTGGAGAGGCATCAGGCCTGCCAGCGGCCACAGCCTGGGAGTAATTTGACTTTGACTTTCACCGCCGCCGCCAGGGCGGTTTCAACCGCAAGGCAGCTGTTGATGAGGTCGCCTTTTTCAGGGGAGCCCCCGGTCAATGCTTCATGGGTGGTGACGCTCCACACAGGGCGGGTTCCTTCGCGGATCCCCGTGCCCTTGGCTTTGGGTAATTCAAAGATGCCTTCATGAGCAAGTTCACCGCTGTCACCGGCATTGATGGTGTTCAGCGCCACACATAGTTCTTCGCCGAACAGCACGACGCTGCCAGATTTAATTGCTGTGGTTGCGGTGTAGGTCAGGTGTTTTCCAGGTTTGATGAAGTTATTCGCCATGGTGGTGTCCTCAATGCAGTCGTTGCGTCGATGGAAGGGGCTGGGAATCAGCCCGTTGTAGTGCTAGGGGAATCAGGCGCCACTGGTGCGCGTGGCTCCTCTCCAACCGACGGCAGCAACGCCGTAGCGGTGGACGACTTTCCAGCTCAGACCGTCGGTCCGGTAGTTGGTGTCTTGTTCCAAGGTCGGGGTTTGGACGCCGTTGAGAAATGCGACTTCAATAACAGGTTCCAGGGTGGGATCGGCGAAGGTGTACCAGGCGTTTTCTTTGAGGCGCGGGGAATCAACAACGTCGCTAAACAGGCCACGCACGACATTGGGTTTACGCTGCTGTTTGCCGGCCTCGTCGTTGTATTCCTGGGCATTGAGTTCGCGTGCTTTGCTACCCAGGGAGAGGGGGCCAAGCCAGAGGGCGGGGACGATGTCCAGGAAGTCGTTACCACCCACGTCCATTTGCTGGGCCATGAGTTGCCTTGCGGCATCAATGCTTTCGACGGACAGGGCGGCAGCGGTGGGGATGTTGCGATGGTCGGCATGGAACAGGGGTTTGCCGTCGCTCATGATGGGGCCCTTGCCCGTGTTCAATGCCAGCAGTGCGTAGACGTCTTTTTCAATGGTGCGGGCGGCGGCTTGGGCAAGGTAGCGGGTGGGCCGTGTGAAGGCGCTCAGGTCATCATTCACCAGGACTTCTGGGGTGATCTGAAGGATGCGGCCTTTACGGACGGCTTGGATGGTTTCTTTTTCAGCATCGGAGAGGACGCCGTTTTCGTATTCACCGTTTTCGTTGACCTTCTTTAGGTCGGAGAAGCTGCCCATGTGGTAGCGGTGGTGGGGGCGGTAGTCGGAAAGGGAGCCGGTGGCACAGAAGCGCATCCAGGTGTAGGACTGGAGGCGGTAGGACGTCAGCAGCATTTTGTGCATGACGTTCTCTAGGATCACGGGGAAGTCGCTGGTGCTTTCGGAGAATGCCATTCTTGAAACTTTCTCCCGATCCAGGCCGTGGGTGTTGGTGCCTGTGGCTTTCAGTGTTTGTTCGGCAAGAATCCAGAGTGCGTCGACTGCGGCAGGGTTGTCTTGGCGGGCGGCGTCTGCTTCAGGGCCAGTCAGGATGCCAGCACGGGCGAGGATGCCGTCAGCAACACGTTTTCGGCGGGTGGTGTGTTCGTCATGGACAAGGTGGAGATGGTGAATGCCGTGGCGCGGTGTGGCGGCCAATGGCCCTGCACCCCCTGGCAGGCGTTGCAAGAGTTGGGCCTGGGCGTGTTCGACGCTCAGGCGTGGATTGGCTAGGCAGCTGGCTTCCAGGTCATGGACGCCTGGTACATCCGCGAAGGCGGCGAAGACGTCGCGGATGCGGGCGTTGCGTGCCTCCAGGGCGGCGAGTGGGTCGTCGTTGGCCGCGCTGCCCGGTGTTGGGGGGGGCGGGGGTGTGGTGCCGTGGGGTGGAGGGGTGGTGTGGCCCGTTGGCGGGCTGGAGGCAGGGGTGTTGAGGGGCAGCGGTGGCGTGGTGCCGGCCTGGGCAAGGATGACGTTCAAGTGGTGTTTCATGGTGGGGTCCTCGATGTGAGTGATGAGAGCGTGTTGTTGGGTGCTACACAGGCAGGCAAAGGCAGATGGGGTGACAGTCGCCTGGATGTGGTGGCGCAAGGCTGTGGTGATGGTGTCTTGGGGGTGGGTGGCGATGGCCTGGAGGTAGGACAGTAGTGCAGCGGCGGTGGCGGTGGCGGTGTCGTCGGGTGTGGCCGCTGGGGTGTGCTGTGGGGCGAGGTCGATAATCGTGTCGGCCAGACCGGCGGCGATCATGTCTTGGGCAGTCAACCAGTGGTCGTGGCCGTCGTTCAGCATGCGGCGGATGGCTTCGGGGTGGGTGGCGCCGGTGGTGTAGGCGGTATGCATGGCGGCGGCCATCGTGTCGAGCATGGCGGCGGTATGCCGCAAGTCTTCGGCAAATCCCCAGCCGCCAGTTTGGGGGCCATGAATCATCATGAGTGAGTTGGGATAGACGCGGCGGGTGGTGCCTGCCTGGGCAATGAGGCTGGCGATGGAGGCGGCGACGCCATCAATGGTGACGTGGATGGTGGCCGGATGGGCAGTGAGTGCGTTGTAGATGGCCAGACCATCGCTCACCACGCCGCCATTGGAGTTGATGCGCACGTGAATGAGGGGAGCGGTGACGGTGGAGAGTTGGGCGATGATGCTGGCCGCGGTCACGCCTTCTTCCCAGAAGTCGTCACCGATGGGGCCGTAGAGGAGGAGTTCAGCTTGTTTTGGATTGCTGGTATGCAGCGCCACGACCGATGGGGGGCGGGCCTGGGGGGGCATTGGCGCTCCGGTCATGGGGTCCAGGGTGTCGGCGAGGCGGTGTGTCGGGTGGGCGGTGGAGGTCATGCGGTTGCTGCCTGGTCTTGGGGGACGTCGCCTTCGTCGACGTCTGTGGTCGCGGGAGGGGGCGATGCGGTGGCATTGGGGAAGACGCTGAGGGTTAAGCCGCGTTCGGCAGCCCACTCTTTGTCAAGAGACAGTTGTTCTAAGGTGTCGTACATGCGGCCACCACGTTCGGCAATGACGCTGCTCAAGGAGCGCACGCCGGCTTGGACTTGGGCGGTGAGTGCGTTGATTTCTTTGAGTGGGTCGATCCAGGGCATGGAGGGCGGCAGGTAATCGGCACCCAGGGCGTTGGCGAGGGGGACGTTCGGCGGCAGGGTCAGTGCGCCAGAGGTGACGGCGATGGCGATCAAGCGTTCGTAAAGGGGCCGCACCATCTGGGAAATAAATTCGTGGGCCAGCACGCCATAGGCGCCGTACTGTTCGACCAGTTCTTGGCGTTGGGCGCTGTAGGTGCCGTTGTAGTTTTTTGCCAGGGAGGAGAAGGAGATGCGCATCGGGGCGGCGATGGCGCGCAATTGGCCGTCACGGTAGGACTCCAGGTTGGGGTTGGGCCGTGTGCTGTCGATGGGATCCACTTTCTCGCCCGGGTTCAGGGTGTCAAACACCATGCCAGGCTGGAAGCGCATCATGCGTTGGCCTGTGCTGGCGTATTTTTCGGGGTCGTACTGGGACGGGTCGCCTTTGATGATGACGGCGGCCATGCTGGCGGCAATTTTTGCAGCGATGCGTTCGGATTCTTCGTAATCTTTGAGGTCTTCAATGCGGGTGAAGGTGGAGGCCAGCAGGCTGATGCCACGGACTTGGCCGATGCGGTCGATGGTGCGGATGTGGCGGATCAGATGGGAGGGAACCAGCTTTTTTTCAGGCAGCAGGACATCTGGGTCGCCAGGGTGTTGTGTGTAGATGTAGTAGCCGGTGGCGCGGCCCCAGGCGTTGCGTTGGATGCCTTGGAGGATGTGTTGGGAGGGGTCGTCGTAATCCAGGGGCACTAAATCCGGTTCGAGCATTTCGATGGAGAACGGGACGCCGGAGCCGTGTTGCAATGTGGGCAGGAAGCCGCGAAGTTCTTGGACGAAGGCTTCGCCATCACGCAGCCAGGTGCGAGCCAGCAGGCGCTGGACGCTGGGCCAGTCGTGCATCCAGGTGACTTCGGGGCGTTTGGACCAGGCTTGGTAGAGGGGGAGGATGGCATCCACCAGTGATTCAACCAGGTTGCCGTCGACGTCGCGGGGGGTGGGGACGATGTTGATGCCGCTGGGGCCGATGATGTTCTGAACTAAGGTGGATAGGCCGCCGCTGATGATGTCGTGGTTGCGGTCCAGGTGGCGTGCTTGGTTGCGCAGGGCCGCTCCGGTCATGGTCACGATGGTGTTGCCGCTGCCAAAGTCGCGGGAGGCTTGGCGCAGGTGGGTTTTTTCGGCCGCTTCATAGGCCTGTCGGTAGGCAACGGCTTTGACGCGGCTCTGGGCACGGGAGGCAGCCCAGGCTGGGGCAAGCTGGAGGAGGCTGCGGTCGAAGGCGGCAACGAAGCGTTGCAGGCGCGGGGGCGCGGTGGTCATGGTGCGTCTCCGCCGCTGTCTCTGCGGAAGTCGGCAATGGCAATGCGAACGGTGCCGCTCGTGGAGGGGGCGGCTTCTGCGGTGGCGCGGCGCAGCCATTTGTCCAGTTCATCACTAATCCATTTGGCATCGGCGCGGGTCACTTGGCGTTCGCCATACCGGACGGATTGGCCCAGCAGGACTTTGCGGTAGGCGTCTTTTAGAAGTGCAACTTGGTCGGTAGCAAGGCTCATGTGTGTCTCTGGTGTTGGTTGGGAAGCCACTCGGTAAGCCTGGTGATGGGGGCTTTGGTGCGGCGCGTCGTGCGGTTCATAGACGCTTGTTCCAACGGTCGGAGCCAAAGCCGCTGTTAGGAAGCGGTGGCATTTCATGGGGGGCGCTGGGCGGGGCGGGGGTGGCGGTCACTGAGCGCAGGGTGCCGCGGGCGGTGTCAGTGGGCGGGGCAGCTGGTGGGTCAAAGAGGCTGCCGTTGGTCGGTTGGTAGAGCGCTTGGAGGGCTTCCCACTGTGATTCGCGCATGACGTCGACTTTGAGTGCGGGGGCCAGGGTGGCCCAGAGGGCGTAGACGGCGGTGTCCAGGGGTTCGTTGCGCACGCCGCGGGGTTTAATCCAGCGTCCGGCGTCTTTGTCGAAGTATTCGGCGGTGAGGCCGGCGAAGTAGTGTTCTGGCAGTGCGCCAGGATCAGGGTGCAAGGGGTCATGGTTGTCGTCGCCACGTCCGCCAGGAAAGCGCAGCATGCGGGCGCTGATGTCTTCGGCAGTGCCTGTTTGGGCGGCGTTGTCTTTGGCAGCCAGGGCGGCACCTAGCCAGCCGTAGATCATGTGTTTGAGGACGCTGGTGCCAACGCCCCAGACGCCGACGTCTCGGGCGAGTGTTTTGCCGCGTTCGTCAACGGTGGTTTTTGAGGGGCGGTAGACGGCGCGGTCTGATTTGATTTCGGCGCGACCACGCACGAGGTAGAGGGTCTGTTTCAGAAAGCCATGAGGGGTCTCTAGGATGCGGGATTGGCCGGACCAGCCAACGTGTTGTTTGACGAATTGGGCGACGGTTTCGGTCCAGTTGCCGCCGTCAATGGCAACGGCGCTAATGGGCATGTCGATGCCACAGGCGGTTTTCCAGGTGCCGCGGAGGTAGGTGTCCAGGTCGGTGTAGCTGTCCAGGACGGTGGGGTCCAGGTCGATGACGGCGTAGTCAACGATGTAGTGGCGTTGGCCGCGACCGGTGGCGATGAGGTGGATTTCAGCGCGGTCATGGGCAAGGTCCACGCCCGCCGTCAGGACGAGGCCGCCCAGGGGCACCAGGCCACGATAGACGCCAGGTTCGGCGAGAGTGGCCACTTCGTGAGCGTCGCGGACGTCGCGTTCGCCTTGGAAGGGCAAGCCCAGGATCAGGTTGGTGAAGCCAGGCAGTTTGGAGGGGTCGCGTTTGGCTTCGGCCCATTTGTCTGCAATCTGTTTCCAGCTCAGGCCCAAGCCCAGGGGGGCGTAGGCAGCCCAGAGGTGGTAGCTGCGATGGTCGGGAGGGGCCGATGGATTGTGGGGGTGCCAAAAGGCGGTGCCGCCGGAGCCGCGTTCTTTGAGGATGGTGTTTTTGTGGTGTTCTTGGATGATGCAGCCGTTTACGGCGCAGGCAAAGGTGCCATCTGGCTGGAGGTGTTCCAGGTCTAGGACCTGTTCGCCGCCGCAATGGGGGCAGTGGATGTGGTAGTGGCGTTGGTCGCCGTCAAGGAAGTTTGTTTCAATCGCGCTGCCACCGGTAACGGTGGGGGTGCAGGCGCGGTAAATTTTGCCGCGTTCGCCGTGGGACATGATGCGGGCGGCGATCTGTTGGTCGGCGGTGCCTTGGTTGTTGAGGTTGCGGGGGTATTCGTCGATTTCATCCAAAAATGCGTAGCAGGCGGTGATCTGGCGGAGTTGGCTGGAGGAGTTGGCCCATTTCACGAAAAGGGTGCCGCCTGGATATTGTTTTTCGAAGGTGTTGTTGGTGGTGAGTTTGTTGAGCAGGGGGGGCATGTCCAGGACGCCTGGGTCAAATTTGGCCACGGTCCAGGTGCGGGCCAGGTCTTTGACGGGTTGGGTGACGATCATGGAGTCAATGCCTCGGTCAATGACGTAGCACACCCAGTTGATGCCGATTTCGGTCGCGCCAATTTGGCCGGATTTCATGAAGCTGACCTGTTGCACGGGGGTGTGATCGCTGAGGCAATTCATGATTTCGCGCAGCGGGGGGTGACGGTCGGTGCGCCATTGGCCAGGTTCAGCGCCTGAGCCGCGGGCGATCTTGCGGTAGGCATCGGCCCATTGGCTGATCTCCAGGCGCGGGGGGACTTCCCAGGCGTGCTGCCAGGCGGTGGAAACGGTTTGGTAAGCGTTGGCCAGTTGGATGTCGGGGAAGTCGTCGAGGCTCATCCGGATACTCCTTCTTCCTCGAATTCGAGGGTGTCGTTGGCTTCGACGGGTTCGGCGTCGGGTGTGTTGGTTTTCAGCAGGGCCGTGGCGGCGTCCTGCATTTGCTTGCAGATGTGGGTGACGTCGGTATCAATGATCTGGGTGACTTTGCCCGCATCGGTCTCTGCCGCCAGTGTCTTGCGTAGTCGGCCACTCATGCCGCGGAGCTGGTTCAGTGCTTGGCGTACCAGGGTGAAGACGGCGCGGTTGACCTCATCTACGCAGGTCAGTTGTTCGGCTTGCTTCCCCAGATCAAGTTCAGCCTTGAGTGCACGCGCGACGCGCTCGCGGCGGACCGCTTCTTGCACCGGAATGCCCTGTGGGGTCATCACGGTGAAGGGGGGGACGCCGGAGGCGGGAGGGTCGGTCATGCCGCGCTTGCCGCCCTGCACGGGATGGGTCATGCCATCCAGCAGGGTGTCACTGGCGTTCACGTGGATGCGGCCATCGTCGCCCAGGATCACATTGCCTTTGCGCCGCATCCGGCGGATGTAGGAGTCGCTGACGCCGCGGTGCTTGGCGTATTCGGCGGTGGTCATGGTCGTCACGGAACCCATCGGAACCACCCCGCCCCCACCGGAACCAAAATCTGGAACCAGGACATGCACGCAAAACGGGGTCCGAATTGCCCGCGGTGCAGATCCCCACGGAGGAACCTTTGACAGCGGCCCGCCACGGGGAGCAGCCACAGAAATCCCGACCCACGGCTCTGCTGTCCAGACCGTCCAAACGTGGGTGAAAAGGTCTGGACAGCAAAACCCGCGCCGTGATTAGTTTGTCCAGACCGTCCAAACCGTCCAGACCTAGATGGATATATAGAAGGATGGATGAAACGCGCTCCCCTATACGTGCGCACGTCAAAAAGGTCTGGACGGTCTGGACAGGCCCGCCGTTGCTCGCTCCAAGTCTGGACAGAGGTTTGGACGGTCTGGACAGGTGTGGACAATGGCGGCTCAGAAATCGGGCGCATCATCCCTCCCGTTGTCATCCAGTGGCTTAGACACAGGCGTTAGCTCGTTAATGCAAGCGCCTTCGCGCACCCAACGTTGTTCTCGTGTTTTTGTGTCCGGCCAGCGTTTCCGCAGGTGATCCCACGTATCCTCGACACAGGCGTCCCCCTGCACAGGGTCACGCCCCAAGCGCTTCATGATGTTGGCAACGCGCATCTGGGCACTCCTGTCGTGCCTGGCTGGGTCCATGCCGATGGCAAACTCCAGTAGCTCATCGGTGGTCGTCCACAGGACACGCCCTGCAGTGAGCTTCAACCGCTGCGGTGCAATCTCCTTCCCATCCACGGTTTTTCGAAATTGACCGGCGAGGAATTTCTCCACGCGGGCCTCCCAGCTATCGCCGATGTAGCGTGCGGCCTGCTCAGCGGGTGCGTCATCAGGCAATACCCAGTACGGGAAGCGATCAAGGAACAGCTGCACTGCCTCGGCCCATAGCTGATCGCGCTCGGCCACAATGCGCGAGACATCCACGTTGCCATCGGCACGCACCGGCAGAAAGCGCCGCCCGCCCGTGGCATCCTTCAGGTATTCCCGATCATTGGTCGTGCCGACAAACACGCACTCCCGCCGGTAACTATTAGGCAGGCGTTCGTAAGGCGCGCGAAACTTATCGGTACGTCGGGTAATGGCCACTTTCACCGCGGTCACATCCGCCTTGCCGAAGCTGTCCATCTCGCCGATCTCCACGCCCCAGCACCCCTGGATGACCTGATAAAAGTCCTTCCCCGTGGGCGACTCAGCCGTTTCTACAAACCAGTAGGTGCCGAACAGTTCGCTCAGTGAGGTGGACTTGTGCTTGCCTTGCGGACCTTCCAGCACCAGCATGAAATCCACCTTGGCCCCAATGGATGGATTCTTTGGATCCACCCACAGCACCCGTGCCACAGCACCGACCATGAAACACAAGGAAGCTTGCCGCGAATAAGTGCTGTCACTGGCACCGAACATGTCGATGAGCATCGTCTCCACGCGCGGTGTCCCGTCCCACTGCACCCCCGTCAGGTATTCACGGATCGGGTGCCGCCGATGCCGCCGTGCAACCGCAATCACGGCCTTTAGCACGTTGTCATCGCTGCACTTCATTCCATAGCGCTCTGGATGCTGGAGCCATGCCGCAAGCTCGCTACTGTCAGCATCCACAAACTCATCGCGTGTACTGCCCTGCCACGGTGCCGGACGGGCCATCACCACCTGGTTACTGGAATCGTTCAACCAGAACAACGCTTTCAACCGCTCATCGTTCTCAATGATGGTGATGAGGTTATGCATCGTGCCCTCGACATGACCGTCGCGGGTGCGCGTTAACTGCTGCTTCCAGTCATCGGACCCTGGCACACCGCCATGACCACCGCCGCCGCCATGAGAACGGCCCTTGCCGCCATCCAGGATGGTGATCACCGGCCTCGTCATCGCCCCCCTCCCCGCACCACATTGACGTCAACACGCCGCGCCGCCGCCCAGGCGGCTGCCTGCGGGGGTGTCCAGCCATCCTTTTCGAAGGCATCGGCAAGATCCCAGCCCTTGCTGCACCCGTGCGTGTCAATCATGCCAATGCTGCGCACCCCAACGCGCGACAAGTAGTGCGCCACACCCGGCTTGAAATCACCGGCATCCGTGCGGTTGCCCAGCATGGCCTTGCGGCCCACCTCATCGGCATCCGGCCACAGCACCACATCGCGCCCAGCCAGGGGCGTCCAGTCCACCTTACGGATCCCGTTCGTGCCACCAGGCCAAGCAACCACCGCATACTGCGGCCACGCGCGAGCGCCAGCTGCGCAACACTTTTCACCTTCAACAATCAACACCGGCGCGTCTGGCTTTACCGCCAACGTATCCAAACCAAACAAGGGCCGCGGTTCTGGAAAATGCTGCAAACACCACTGCCGCGCTCCGGTCGGACTCACGCACCAGGTGAGCGTCGGCGTCCACTTTTTTAGCGCCCCCGTGTCCCGATCCTTGATCTGCGCCCGCGCCACGTAGCCGAGCAAACGCCCCTGCGCATCACGGTAGGCATCCAGGCGCTGCACCTTCAGAGGAGCGGCCCTACCCCGCTTGGGATTCCATATCGGCACCGTCCAGTGCGCATCACCCATCACCTCTGGCGCATCTTCCGGTACTGGCAGCAGCGGCACCCAGACCATGTCAGGCACATACTCTGGCCGCTGCCGCTGCGTCTGTTGCTCGGCCTGCGGCAAGGCACCGCTATCAAGCTGACGCACCGCCTCACGGAAATCCACGTTGAGGTAACGCATCACAAAGCCAATCGCATCATGATGCGCGCCACACCCAAAGCAATGCACAAACCCTTTATGCGAAATCACCGTGAACGAGGGGGTGTGCTCGTGATGGAACGGACATAACCCCGTGTACTCAGCGCCTGTACGCTGCAGCGTCACATAGCGGCCCACCACCTCAACCAGATCAATCCGCGCGCGTAATGCCTGCGTATCTACCCTAGTCATGCTGCCGCCCCGCCTGACGCCGCTGCGCCTGCTCACGGTTGACCTGCATTCCCCATTGCACGCGAAAGTACGCGGCGACGTATTCCCTGCATCCTGGCTGGGCCGTACAGCTGGTGTGCGGGCACACCTGCGGCAGCGTTTGGATGTACGCCCTCCACTGCGTCCGTGGCTGATCACGGAGCGCTTCGACGGCCGGACCCAAACACCGCGACACACTCATGGGCCACCCCGCAACAGCAACACCCCTTGCCTGCACCGTGATGCTTCGGCTTCTACCCGCATCCGTTCACGCGCGGCCAATGCCGCCGCACCGCTCACCCCAGGTTCGCTGGAATACAAGGCCTCCAGTGCCGCTCGTAATCCGGCGCACTGCCGCGGCGTCATCGTGACCCTGCCTTGACGGCGGTATCCACTCGGTAAATGGTGAGAGGCCATCATGCGGCCTCCTCACCAGCAACGGTGGTGCGTTGCTTACCGTGATGACATGCGGCACAACACGCCTTATGCATCCGTGTTCTCCTCCTGAAACATCGCTTGTACTTGGCCGCGAACCCCCAACACCGCCGCGATCACATCGTCGGATTCATCAAGGATGCGCCGCGCAAACGGCAGGTCATTTTTATCAATACGGCTATCAGCTAAGGCCGGTGCAATCACTTCCAACAACTGCGCAAATTCACTCACCAGCTCAGCCACACCAACGACTCCCGCCGCAGAATCAGCAGAGGGCAGACGCACCGGCAACACCCCACGACGCCGCGCCAAATCGCGCTCACATTCGCCACGATACGGCTCAGGCAGCGCCAACACCCAGGCATCCACCAGATCCGCAGGAAGTGTCTTAACCGTGCCATCCATGTAACGCCGCAGCACCTGCGCGTTATTGCGCATGTCTTCGGCAACATCATCGCCAATACGCAACGCAACGCCGCGCACGTCAGGGGCGGTGAGTGAGAGATACGTCTCGGCTAACACCATCGCAAACGACTGCGCATTCATTGCGGTTTTGTCCAACATGCGCCGCGTATATCCATAGATCACGCTTTGCAGCGGCGGCAGAAAACGAGGCTCACGCTTCATGCGCGCCTCCAATGACAGGTGCACCCTGTCCGTCATGCCGAACATCACGCCCTATCCTAGCCATCAAGAAAATAGCGCTGCACGTGCTGGTAGATGCAGTACTCAACAAAATTCACCCCACGCGCGGACTTCGCGGCGTAACTCCAGACACCTGCACGCGTTGCCGTCGAGCGCCCCACATGTGCAGGTGTATCCATATGGCTCGCCAGGCACGCAGCGCCGTAGCGGCGTGATGCCATGCTTCTTCAGATGGACGAAGAAGGAGACACGTTCTGCGTCGCTCAGCAGGTCACTATGGAATTGAGCCTGCAATGTAGACAGGTCTTTGGTGAAGCCGCGTTCTTGAAGACTGGGCGCGGTCAACCAATCACGCACCGCAAGACGGGCGCGCTCGATCAGAAAATGCACGGGGTGACTCTTGGGAGTGAAAAAAGATGGTTTAGGCCGCGGCATTGGATGCCTCCGGCCTGTGGTCTGTGATGCAGGCACCGGATTCCGCTTGACCTGCGGCGGCTGCACCACGCAGATATTCCCAATCCACGTCTGGGCGCAGTTCTTCACAGGTAACTTCGCCACTGGTGGCCCGCTCAATGGAAGGACATCGCTCAGCGGGCACTGGTCTGACACCATTACACCACTGGTTCACGGTTGGCGACGAAACACCAAGCAAGCCAGCGAGTGCAGACTGGCCACCAACCAGTTGACACGCAACATTGATGGCAATCGGTTCATTCATGCAAATATTTTTAGGCAATGCCTAATCAATGTCAATAGGCATTGCCGAAATTCCTGGCCGTATTGACTATTAGGCAATGCTTACAGGTGAACAACTAGGGCGGGCCATCAAACAAGCCATGCAACTGAAGGGCGTCACCCCCACAAAGATGGCGAAACACTTCAGCGTAAAAGCCCCATCGGTCTATGGTTGGATCAAAGAAGGCCGAATCAGTAAGGAGAAACTGCCTAGTCTTTGGTCGTATTTCTCGGATGTGGTAGGGCCGACGCATTGGGGATTGGAAGCATGGCCCAGTGGTGGAATTCCAGCGCCCCCTATTAAAGGTACGGACATCACAGAGGCTTATCATGCTGCATCAGCAGCAACTCGCGCGGCGGTTGACTTACTCTTGCTTCCCGCACGACAGCGGGCGCTAGTACTTTCCGCTGCCCCACCAGCGCTAGCAGGAGGGGTGGACTTAATTGAACAGTATGCACAGGCGGCGCAGGAAATTCGAAAAAGAGCCTGAACAAGTTGACTTAAGGCTAGTTTGCTCAGATGGTGAATGGATGTAGCAATAGGGATCAAAATAAATCGCAAACAGCGGCTTGTAATAGCTGTCAAGGCTATTGAGCGCATCAACCAGGCGACACACATGCACGTTACCGTTAGTGCTCTTTGACCAAAATACGCAGCGGTTCACCCCAAAGGGGGTAATACCAACACTCTGACTAAACGGCAACGATGATTAAGGCTGCTTGGCCGCCTGCGGCGGTGGCTGCAATGTTTGGGCAGGAAGTTGGATGGTGATTTAGGAGGGCTAAGCTTTGATCGGGGCAATACCTTTAGCGATTCTGGCCAGGGCTGCAGGGCTGATCAGAATTCCCAACCTTCGCTCTCCATGAAACCTTCGAGGTCAAGGCATGGGATATTAAAGTGCTCGCAGATGTTGGGTATCTTGACGGAGTTTGGCTTGAGCCGCTCCATCGTCACGACCGTGCCCTTAATGGCGTAAGCACGGGCCGTAATGAACGCGTCGCATTAGGCCGCCATTGTAAATT